TGGATAGCGGAGGACGGCACACCTGGCATCGAGATAGGTTTCGACATTGACCTTGACGGTGTGCCAGTCCGCGGTTTCATCGACGCCGTTATCAAACAAGGTGACGTTGTGGTGGTGCGGGATAACAAGACGGGGGCGCAGCCCGGGGATGCGTTCCAACTCGCTGTGTACGCGGTAGCTTTGGCTGAACAGTACAACATCGCACAACCAGGCGTCGGTGACTACTGGATGGGTAAATCGGGGAAACCTACGGTGCCGTATGACTTGTCCGAGTGGACAAGGGACAGGGTTGCGGGGAAGTTCAAAGAGTTAGAGGAAAACATCAACGAGGGAAGGTTTGATCCGTTACCGGAGTCATCGAAGTGCAGGTTTTGTTCAGTGTCATACGCGTGCGAATACTCTGTGTGACACTTGACATTGGCAAGGAAGGTTTGAATTGGAATACCGTAAGAAGATTGACCTCGAGCCTGACACCGAGTATTGGTTCGTGGAAATGGGGCCGTTGAACTTCCTTAACGGTGGTTCCTCGTACCCGTTCACCGCGCTCGAGAAAGCTATGGGTTTCGCTGTGAACCACAAATGGTTGGCGAAACATAAGCACGGGGTGGATAGGGAGGTTTCGGTGCGGTTCCCTGACGGCACCGTGCAGGCCGTCGAGTTAGGGGGTGACTGATTGTTCACCGCTCTGCAAAGCCTTCACATCAAAGGTAACGCCGGGGATCCGTTGCCGGTGGTGTGGGACAGCTTGGATAAGAAAGGGACACGGTTACTGAGAGGGCAACTGTGCCTGATCTGCGCCGGCCCTGGTGTTGGTAAGTCAGCCATGATCCTGACGTATGCGTTGAAAGCTAAGGTGCCCGCGTTTTACTTCTCCGCGGACTCTGACGCTTTCACACAGATATCAAGGTCTTTGTCCATTATGACTGGTTGGGATATGGGTAAGGCGTCCTCGATGGTTCGGGACGGTGACCTCGGTGAAGCGGAACAAATGTTCACCGAGCTACCGATCCGGTTCAACTACTCAGCATCCCCATCGCTAGACCAGATCGAGTTATCTATCCGCGCCTACGAGGAAGTTTACGATGATTACCCGCACCTTTTGGTGGTGGATAACATCACGAATGTTCGCACCGGGGGTGGGGATAACGACGATGACCCGTTCTCAGGGTTGGAGGCGTTGATGGATTATCTGCATGACATGGCACGTAAAACGGGTGCGTGTGTGGTGGGTCTGCATCATGTCACAGGCGGGTATAACGATGCTGACCGCCCCATCCCGCTGTCTGGTGTGAAAGGGCAGATCGCCCGGGTGCCAGAAATGGTGTTGACGTTGCATAAGATCAGTCAGGAGTTCGGGCCTGCCTCGTTGTGTGTGTCAACGGTGAAGAACCGGGCCGGGAAAGCGGACCCCTCCGGTTACAGCTACATCCCCTTGGATTTCGTCGGGGACACCATGCAAATCACAGATAGGTGACAATGGATCTGCTTGTGTTCGGTGTGTTCTTTTGGGTGACGGTTTTGACATTGGTTGGAGTGTGCTTGTGATGTTGACTTCTTTAGCGTTGATGATTCTGTGTGTTGTGGGGTTGTGGGTGGATTCCCGTTTGCGGTTTGACCGGGAGATTAGAAAGTTCTTCGATGACAACGGTTAAGCGGGCTACTGGGCACAGGCCCCAGGACCGCCGGCACCGAAGGAAGAACTGCATCGACTGTGTAGATGAAGGGATCACCACCGGGCGTAAAGCGCCGCACCCAGGCCCCAGGTGCGCCACCCATCACAGGGCGAAACGCGCTAACCGTCGCTCCCAAACGCAGGAGCAGCGGTGGATGCAGGTGTATGGCATCACAGCGGACGAATACTGGGCTGTGTACCGGTACCAGCTAGGAAGGTGTTTCATCTGTGAGCGTGCCACAGGCGCACGTAAACGGCTGTCTGTGGATCACTGCCATAAAACGGGGTTGGTTCGGGGTCTGTTGTGTTCGACGTGTAACTCGAGGGTGTTGGGTCATGCCAGGGATGACCCCGCGTTCTTCGAGCGGTGCATTGATTATTTGAACGCCCCACCAGCAGTTCGGGTCATTGGGAGGAAGATCACACCGGATCTGGCTTGACATTGGTTCCTAAAGATGGGATAATGATTGTATGCGTAAGAGACGTCTGCTTGATTTGTACTGCGGTGCCGGGGGCGCGTCGATGGGCTATCACCGTGAAGGGTTTGAAGTGACAGGGGTTGATATAAGCCCGCAAAAGAACTACCCGTTCAAGTTCAACCAAGGGGACGCACTCGAGTTCCTGAACGAGTACGGGCATTACTTCGACGCTATCCACGCGTCACCGCCCTGCCAACGGCATTCCGCTATGTCGAACTGCCGGCCAGGGCTCGCAGAGAAATACCCTGACCTCATAGATGCCACACGTCAAGCGTTACTTGAGTTCAACCGCCCGTGGGTCATCGAGAACGTCCCCGGGTCACCGCTGAAAGACCCGATCACCCTGTGCGGGCAGATGTTTGGGTTGGAGTTGTACCGTCACCGGCTGTTCGAGTCCAACATCTATTTGAATGTTCCAGGGCACCCTGAACACATCAAACCGGCATCCAAAGCAGGGCATTGGAAACCGGGGACAGTCATGTCTATATCAGGGCACATCGCACCGATAGCGAAAGCGCGTGAGGTAATGGGAATCGACTGGTGTAACCGTGAGGAACTAGCAGAAGCTATCCCGCCCGCGTACACAAAGTACATCGGGGCGCAGTTCAACCAGTGGCTTGACGTTTACGATCTGCTTGACGTTGGCTAGGCACCGGGGGAAGTTCAAGTGGAAGAAATACTCTAAATACAGCGGGAACTTGAAGGACTACTGGACGCACCCTGACCGTGGACATGAAAGGCACAGGATGATCGAAGGATCCATCGTCGCGGCGATACAGCGTTACCACCCGGAGTGGGAACCGCCCGCGGATAACGGATACGAATGGGTCAGTTGTTTATGCCCCTTCCATGGGGACACGTACAGGTCAGCGTCAGTGTCTTTCTCCCGGGACGCTTTCCATTGTTTCGCCTGCCCAGCGAAAGGTGACGTTATCGGGTTGATCCGCCAACAAGAAGGGGTTCCTTATGGAGAGGCTTTCAGAATCGCAGAGACAATTTCTGAGGGAAGCTACACACCGCTATCACGGAAGTCTGCCAGGAAGCCCCGCCGAAGAACATTTGGGGAGCCGGGGGCTGGAAGCACCGTCAATCAAGGACAAGGTTCAGAAGTTCAGGTTGGGGTACGTCAACGATCCTCTCCCTGGACATGAACAGTTCCGCGGGTACCTCGCTATCCCTTACCTGCGGTGGTCACAGCACAACGGGTGGACTGTGCCCTCGATCCGGTTCCGGTGCATGGCGGATCACGAACACACCGGGCACGGGAAGTACATGACAGCGCCGGGGGACAGGCCCAGGCTGTTCAACACCGTTGCGTTGCTGAAACCTGCCCCGGCTGTGGCGATCACAGAAGGGGAGATAGACGCGATCACAGCGCAGGTGTGCGGTTTGCCGGCTGTGGGTGTCCCCGGGGCGCAAGCGTGGCTCCCGCACTTCCGTGAACCTTTCCTCGGGTACCGGGACGTGTTCGTCCTCGCTGACGGGGACGAAGCAGGGTTGCGGTTCGCTAACACGGTAGCGGGGACGTTGCCGAACGCGAAGGTCATCCCGATGCCACCAGGACAAGACGTTAACTCGCTGGTTCTCAGCGAAGGTAAACAAGCTCTACTTGAAAGGATGTTGTGACTGTAACTGTTTACACCCAACCGCACTGCCTTCCGTGTAAGAGGGTGATCCGGAAACTGCAAGAAGCGGGCATAGAACCCGAAATCGTGGATGTGTCTAAGGATTTCGTCGCCAAAGATTACATCGACCGCTGGTTAGGGGCGAAGTCCACACCTGTCATCGAAGCGAAAGGTTACCAGCCGATCCTGGGTTATCAACCTGAGTTGCTGAAATATCTGATCGACACTTACCCGAAGGGGAACACGAATGTTTGAGTGGGACTTCAACATCCGGCTTTCTGTTGGCCTGCCCGATTTCGGCAAGCTGGTGGAAACGGTTCATGACTACGTGTGGGAGCCAGAAGAAGATGAGTGACCCGGTGTCCCCGGACCACTACCAGTTCCGCAACGGTGTGGAAGTCATCGACCTCACAGAGCAGTTGAACTTCAACCTGGGCAACGTGGTCAAGTACGCGTCACGCGCCGGGAAGAAAACAACCGACCCCACAGAGGATTTGAGGAAAGCGCAGTGGTACCTAAGCCGCGAAATCTACCGATTGGAATATCTCGATGACTAAACGCATTGTTGTGTTGTCGGACACCCAGATCCCTTACCATTCACGGAAAGCTCTGAAAGCGGTAATCGGGTTCATCAAAGATTACAAACCAGATGAGCTTATCCACATCGGTGACCTGCTCGACTTGCCTCAGCCGTCCCGTTGGAACAAAGGCACAGCGGGTGAGTTCGAGGGGTCTGTGTTCGCGGACTCTGAGGCTGCGAAGAAATGTTTGCTCGAGCCGATCCGTGAGGTTTATGACGGGCCGTTCAAAGCGCACGAAGGTAACCATGACGAACGCGCAAGAACGTACCTCAGTAAGTACGCCCCGGCGTTAGCTGAGTCCGGTGCGTTCAACATGGAGAACCTTCTGGACTTCAACAAGTTCGGTGTGGAACTGCTACCGACGTTCTACAAGGTGGCGCCTGGGTGGATCACCACACACGGTCACCTGGGCGGCATTTCGATGAGCCGCATCGCCGGCAACACCGCCCTGAACGCTGCGAAGAAGTTCCAGGCGTCCGTGGTGATCGGGCACACGCACCGTATGGGTATCTCGTCGCACAGTTTCGGGTACGGCGGGGACATTGTGAAGTCAGTGACCGGTATGGAAGTGGGTCACTTGATGGACATGAAAATGGCCCAGTATTTGAAGCAGGCGACCGGTAACTGGCAGATGGGTTTCGGTCTGCTCACCGTTGAAGGTCAGCATGTGAAACCGGAGATGGTTCCTATCAATCAAGGGAGGTTTACCGTTGACGGATTCACGTGGCAAGTCTGACTTGACATTGGATCGGCTGTTCCGGAAAGCGGGCCAGTCTGTGCTGGCCGAGTGGGGCATCGAAGGTGAGGTTGACGATCTAGCCCAGGACTTGTGGGTGTGGTACCTGGAAAGCCCTGGCACGCAAAGCAAGTTGGCTGGGATGGAAGCCGGCGAGAAGGTGTCCGCGGTGCGTAAAGCGGCCAACCAGATCGTCAGCGAGAAAGTCCTAGAAGGGGACGTTGCCTCAGGGCGGGTGCTGTATTCGTCCGAGGCGATCAAAGATCATCTGAAAGGGGAATCAAGTAACAAGTTTCTGAACGGTCTGATGCCGAAGGCAATGAATGTTTTAGCGGCCCGTAACGCAGGCCACGCCCAGGCAATCATCGACCGTTACGAGAACGGTGAGGTTCCAGAACCGGGCGCCAAACAGGTCACCTTGTCAAGAGCCCTGAAATCTTTGACAGCGGAAGTCAACGTGACCGTGTTGTCTGAGGAAAACAAAGGGCGTAACGCGATCTTCCCTGAACTTCGGCGGAAGAAAGGTGAACATTCAGACCCCACCCTGGATGCGGTCCTCGGGTTGCTGTCAGAGAACGCGAACAAAGAAATCAAAACCGTTAACAGCCGCAGAGAGCAGACGGGGCGAACAACGTACAGGCACGAAATGTTGTCTGTGTTCGATGACTGGTTCGCGCAAACAGTCCCACCGGAGGGGAGTTACCGCAGCGACCTGAATGTGATGGAAAGTTCGTTCAACGGCGGGCACAGATCAGAGTTGTATCGGGCGCAAGTCACCCCTGATCTGTTCCCTAACGAGGGGCGGATGTTGATTGAGAACTGGTCCGCGGAGGACCGTGAAATGTATTGCGGCGGCGTGTTTACGAAAGGAACGAATGACTAACTGGGGACCTACCGGGCAGCTTGTTTACGAGCGCACCTACAGCCGAACCAAACCAGACGGCACCAAAGAGACGTGGCCCGAAACCGTGCAGCGTGTAGTGGACGGCAACCTCGCCCTGGTCGATGAACGGCATCAACTCCCGCAGGAACGGGAACTGCTCATCGACATGATGCTGGACTTCAAAATCCTGCCAGCAGGACGGCACCTGTGGGCCTCAGGGGTCACTAACGCCCAGCACCTTTTTAACTGCTGGGTGGCCGGGTGGACAACGAACCCTGCGGAGCATTTCCAGTTCACGTTCATGCGGCTCATGGAAGGTGGGGGTGTTGGGGCGAACTACTCTAACAAATACCTCACAGGTTACCCGCCCGTGAAGAACGCTCTGAAAGTGCAGATCGTTTGTGACTCAGAGCATCCGGACTACCAGGAGTTAGCGAAGGCCGGGTTGCTGTCCATAGACTACAACTCGGATTGGGCTGGGGCGTTCCAGATCGAGGACTCGAGGGAGGGGTGGGCTGCCGCCCTTGTCGATCTGATCGACACCCATTACCGGGACGGTGTGGGGCACCCCCACCGCGTGTATGACGTGTCCAGGGTCCGCCCAGCCGGTGCGAAGCTCAAAACGTTCGGCGGTAGGGCATCAGGGCCGATGCCGTTGGCGAAGATGCTGCACGAAATCTCAGGTGTGTTCAACCGTCTCGCTGAGAACAACGAAATGTTAGACGGTATCTCCGGTATGGAGATTGACCACGCTATCGCGCAGTGCGTTGTCGCCGGCGGTGTGCGCCGAAGCGCACGAATGGCAATGATGCACTGGGCTGACCCCCAGATCGAAAAGTTCATCAACATCAAACAGGAATCGCTGTCGCACTGGACAACGAACATCAGTGTCGAAGTTGACGCGAAGTTCTGGTACCAGGAGAAACAAGGTGACGCTTGGTT